AACTCATTATCAAGATCATTATCTGTGAGATCAACGCAATATTTAGCAATTTCTAAACAAAGTTTTCTAAGTGATTCACTTCTTGCAAACTTAAGAAGTATTGGTTTTAACAATGCAGTCATAGTAAAAAAGGGTATACTACCCAAGAATAGTATTATTTGCTAAGTTTAGCTTGACTATTAAAACAAGTCACTAAGCCTGAATATCCCCCATTGTCAGGCTTTTTATACGTTATGCCAGAACAAACTAAAGAACAAAAAAACAAAAATCCAATTCAAAAAATCAAAGAAACTATTGAGGATAAAGAAGAACAACTTGCTTTTATCTCAGTTATCGTAAGACTTGTAGTAGTTGGTTGGAGTGGATTTATTGTTTCTCTTAATTACATAACTATTCCAGGTTATAGTAACGAGCCAAAAGATATTACTTTTCCTGCTTCGCTCTTAACTGGTGCTTTAGCTAGTTTTGGTTTAGAAGGTGCTAAAAAACGTGGTGATGGAACATACAAACCAGATGAGAAACCATTAAATAAAAAAGAAGTAGAACAGTTATTAGCTACACAACAAAGCAACTATCAAGTTATAAGGGTAGAAACACCTTTAAAAATTTTAGGGGCTGAAGTTGTAGATAAAAAAGAGGACAAAAAATGAAAAAATTATTAGTTTTATTATTCTGCTTTTCTGCACCATGCTATGCAGATCTTTCTCACAGTATTACCAGTTCAGTAAAATTAACTGTAGGGGGTGCAACGACCTCTAGTGACCGTATAGGTAGTAGTTATAGCGTAAGCGGTACAGGAGTTGACACAACTTATACATCAGACGGTAGTGCAGTTGCTAATGGGGTCGGTTCATTAACAATATCTTCAGGTGTAGGTTCAGTTCCAGATTTAACAGTTACACAGGACGTTCCAGCTAATAGCTTTTCGTTTAGTCAGTCATTTACCCAAGCGGATGCTATTCCTGGGAGTGCAGTTACTACTGGTGAGACAGCAAATTTTTCTGATCTTACAAGTGTTTCTGGAGGAACTGCAGGGAATTTAGCAGGTACAATTACATCTGCAGGTGCAATTTCTCTTACAGCAGGTGGTTCAAATACAGAAGCAGTAGGACAAGTAATAACTACTCTTATTGTTGAGTAAATTATGTATAGGCTTTTAGGGCTGTATGCATTATTCTCTGCACCAATTTATGCAGCACCAGTAATCCCAAATTTCCAGCAAGGGGTTTTACAGCAACATGTAGAAACTAAGCAAACTATAGTAGAAGATATAAAAAGTTTTGATATAAGGAATGGTTATCAGCTAACAGTAGGAGGAGAAAATGTAAAAAGTAATACAGGTAATGTTGCCCCTGCTGGTTGGACTAAAGTTAATACAACTATTCAGGGAGTAGGAACTACTTATGTTTCCCCAAATTTAGATAACAAACCTACGTATTCCATAATTAATGAAGGTGATAGCTTTATGTATTATGAGACTCTTGAAACACCAGGAATAACAAATTTTACTCATATTATCAGGGAAACAACTGTTGAAAGTATTAGCGATAGTACATCCACGTTTAGTCAATGAAAAGATATTTATTTTTACTGCTGTTATTTAATAATCCTGTTTTTGCAAACTCAATTAATACGACCAGTAATAGTTCTGGATCGGTTGTAAATCAAGCTGTCCAGGTCGTACCTTCAAGACAATTTCAATACACAATGAATGGTATTAGCTGCCAAGGTGCAACATTAAATATATCTCCATTTGTCTCTACAACGTATGGATTTGCAACCCCTTATGAGCCATATTTTGACAGGCCAATATACTCCACAAGAGATATAGAAGGTGATACAGATGATAATGGTGCAGCTATAGGTGATGGTGATGTTGATGCTGGTTATAGAGGAGAAATACTTTACTTTGAAAAGGTGCGTACAGGCATGAGACAATCAAACACTTCTATTAATGGAGGTATTACTGCAACATTCTCTATACCTTTAGATAGAACAAAAGTTAAACAATGTAGAAAAGCAATGCAAAAACAAAATGAGTTATATGAAGCATCACTAGCTGCTAAAAGATTAAATTATGAAATGTCAAGAGCTAAGACTTGTGCAGATAATTTAAAAAATGGATTCAGGTTTAAACCAGGCACAGCAATGGCAAAAATATGCTCTGATATTGAACTAATAACACCGCCAAATGTTGAACATACCCACAAAATAAAAAAATAGGCTAGTTACTAGAAAACTAAGCCTATTCTTTGCCATGCATTGCATATTTATTTTACTATGCCCTAATAGTAATTTATTTATTATTTAATTTTGTCTTAATAGGTTTTTTACCTTGAAATCTTGAACCTTTTTTACCTAATATTTTTTTAAATTTACCAATTAATTGCTTAAAAATAGGTTTGAGTAATTTTGTAAGAAAAGGTGTAAGTGTGGCTGCTGTTGTTGCAACTATTGTTATTGCAAATGTTGTAGAAACGGTATTTAGTGAAGGCAAATATTTTTCTGTTGCTGAGGTACTAGCCCATTGCACAACACATTCTTTTGTTTCTTCTATATATTTAAAACCAGTAACCTTTTCAGTACCTTTACTGTTTAAATCACCAATTCTAGGGTTATTTTTTTTTGGATCAGGGCAAGGTGTTTTTTCTTCTTTTACATCAGGTATTTTAGGTTCTACTGTTTCAGGTTCAGGTGTTTCTACATTTGTAGGAGGATCTTGTTTTTTCTCTATAATTACTAAATCTTTTTTGTTGTAATTTATAGGCTCATAAAAAGGTAATGGACAAATATTTATATTACCTGCAGGGTCATCTATAAATAACTGATTATTTTTTATACCATCTCGCCTTATTGTTATACAAGGCATATCAAAAATAGGTGGTAAGGTTCTTGTTATATGTTGTCTGTTAGGTATTGATGACTGCTTGGGTATATATATATTAGGTATTCTAGGTATTGCAGAATTTTGAATAATATCAATTTCTGGCATTTATAAATTTATAGAAGATTGTGGTTTTGTTGGTGTTGCTGGTTGTGTAAATTTTGGAATTTGTTTGTTTATTTGTCCTGGAATTAGTGTTTTTACATTTTGCATTACTTCATTCATAACTCTTGTTTTAAAATTATCTGATGAAAAGTATCTGTAGGCAAAATAACCACCTCCAGCCATCGAAGCAGAAAGAAGAAAACTGAGGATGCTGATTGTTTCAATAATAGTCTTACGCATTAGATTTATGGCACTATGAGTACATAGTAACTATAAAGCCATGAAAGAAGCCATAATAAAAGCTTTTTGTCATACCATGACAGTTTCTTTGTTGATTATTATTCCTACTATTGCACCTTTATATATTCTTACAGGAGTAATGCAGCGTCAGATGATTAATAAGGTAAATTAATCAGCAGCTTCGGCTGTATTTCCCTCTGCTACCCAAGCAAGGTACTCTTGGTAATCTGTGTTTGCTTGGTCAAATGGAATAAAGGCATGATCTTCTTTTCTTAAAATCATAGTTGTTGAATCAACTCCGTCAAAATCTTTTACTTTTTTGTATGTGTAAGTCATAATTAAAGCTCCGCATCCATGTGTACAGTATAATTTCCACCACCACCCGATCTTATTACCCACATAGATGTTGATGAAGGTGTAACTCCTGCAAGACCAAAAGTCCCCCCTGCATCTGGGGAAGTTACTGTAGCTGCTGCTCTTTTTTCTCTTTGATATATAAAAGGATAAGGAGCATTACTAATATACATAGATGTCTTTTCAAAATACCTCTGACATAAAGCAAGCTCTTGAGCAAATGACCTATGCTCAAAATCTGTTGCATTGCCTACTTCTAATTGAACTCCTGTAATTTCAAATGTCGCATCATTCGTTGTAAACCATGTGGAAGTCATGTCTGGTGCTTGATCCGATGCACTTGTAGTTTTCCATGTATTTAATGTATGGCTTGATGTTGTAAGGTTTGTGCCATAAAATAATGCAAAATAAATTTCTATTCCTTCTCCATTATCATTACTAAACTGCAAGCCACTATTCCCTGGAATTATGTGTGTTACTTTTGTCCATGTGTCAGCACCAGTTGGTGTTATAGCAAAAGAATATTGCCTACTTGTACCATCTTTACTTTCTAAAATGACATAAAATGTTTGGTTAACACTTGATTTAAACCAAAAACTTAAAGTTATATAAGATGAACTTGATAAATAATTCCAACCAGACGTAGCTAAATCTTGATCTTCAATAAGGTAACTCATTGAAATACTATCACCAGCTTCAGCACCACTAGATTGATTTCCGTTTTTAACTTGAAATGCCTTTCTAAATCCTAGTGTATATGGTGTAGTTCCGCTAGATACATCTACCTGATGTTGTTCAATATATTCATCTGTTCCGCTTTGAGTTGCTTTAAATCTATCAACAGTTGCATAGGTATTAGCAGCCAATCCTGTTGCGTCCACACCGCGTTGGGCTATAAGACACGCTCCGTTGACCACCAAATTTTTACCTTGTCGATTAGTTAAATTGGCAGTACACGTTCCAGAAGCGTTATCAATACTAATCGCTGGTGTACTTGCACCGACTCCTTCTAAGCTGTTGACTTTAATCTTTGACATAATTAACTAGATTTTTGATACTTGTCTTTGACAGCTTTTATTGCATTATAAAAGCCTGATAATTTAACTTTCAAGTCTGCGTCAGCATCAATAGCATGAAAAAGTAAATCAAACTGTTCTTCTAAAATTGGATATTCTGCTTTTCTTTTTTCTTTATATTCATTAGCATTTTTCCATGCTGTATAAGCTGCATTTAATTCATCGTCTGTAGGCTGTGAATCTTTATTAGCAGAATTCCATTCAATAATTTTATGGGGTGTACAACTTTGATCTAAACGATATTGATTTTTATCTTTTCCAAGTTGTAATAAAGCTAATTTAATATCAGTATTTGAATTTATTGCCATGATTATACCTCCTTAAATATTTTTACTATGCAGTAAAGTTCAACTCCTTGACTTATAGCCACACCTAAACCGTTACCACTTTTTGATTCTTGAACATAATGTCTTATTTCATATGTTGTGGCTGTTGAGATAGTTAATCTACATGATAAAAAAGCTGTGCTTTGTATTGCGATGGTATTAGAAGTAAACGTACCAGTACCAAAAGCTATATCAGCAGCAGTTCCAGATGTTTGATAAAGCTTTAATTTATGCCTAGAAGGTTGATAAGCTGGAGCAAATGCTTCAAGAAAATAACTACCAGCTTGCAGAGTAAATTGATTGCTACTAATAGAAACTATCCCATCAGGATCAGCAAGTTCTGTATTTAAGTCTCTTGTATTCCAACTTCCACCACTAGATGAACCAGCATCAGTACCAGAACTTTTTTGATCTACAATAATTGCGTAGCTTGCAAATTTACCTACAGAAGAATTAGAAGTAAGTATTTCACCATCAGCATCACCTGGTAAGGTAAGAGTTCTATCTGCTGCTGGATTTGATGTTGGTGCAGATATGATTACTGAATTACCACCGCTATGTTTAAATTTGATCTGGCTCATAATTAACTAGGTTCGGTAGGAAAAGTAACAGAACTCATATCTAAATTACCATCAGAATCAAGTTCAGGGGATGCACTTGCTGGTAAGTCACGCAAACTTTGACGATATGTTTTCCAAGCATCTGCAAGTGTTAAATCAGAACTAGCTCTCCAATCGGTAGCTGTTAATCTTTTATCTCTTTCAACCCTTAATAATCTCATAGGTTCTGCATTATTTAATTCAGTAATTTTTGCTGTTACTTCACTCTCTGTTGGTTTTGTATCAGAACTTTTCCAATCTAAACCACTATATGAATTTCCAATAATTACATATTTTGAATCAGGTTTCCAAATCATTAATGCCTCACTAATAGAATAAATCATTATGGCGCTACCTCCCACAAAATAATTTCTGCAGGGTGACTACCATCACAAGTTCTTGACCCTGTTCCTGATCTTGACTTATGTTTTAATCTCGTTTTGTAAGTATGAGTACCTGCTCCAGGTGTATCTTGTGAGACGATTGATGCTAAATTTGCGCTTCTAACAAACCAACTACCACTACCTTCTCCACCTGTTCTACATGATGTCAATACAGCACTACCATTGAATATGTTAGTTGAAGAACCAGAAGTAACCCTAGTAAGAATTAATGCACAATCCGAATCCCCTGTACTATTGTATTGTTGTGACATTAGTTGTTGTGTTACGAAAATAAGAACTTTGCTATTAGAATTAGTTAAAGTTATATCTGCTGTTAAACCAGTATCTACAACAGAGCCATCACTTGTCTCAACCTGTGTAGAATGAACAGCATTAACAGTTTGAAGAACCTTACCTCCAACACCACTAGCTAGTTTTGCAGAACTAACAGCATTAGCAGCAAGCATATCGGTATCAACAATACCGTCTGGTAGTCCTCCTACTGCGACTCCTGTAATAGTTCCGTTTCCGTTTAATGTAATTGGCATAGCTATAAAACAACTAAAAGAGCATTTGGAGGTACTGTTACAACTGCACCTGCATTAATAGTAGGAGATATTACTAAGGCATTTTTATTTGCACTTAGCTGATAACTGGTCGTGATGTTTTGCGATGCTTCATAAAAAGCTTCATCAGAACCCCCGCCAGTTGCTCCAGAACCTCCTCCTACAGCAGTAAAAGAAGATCCATCATATATTTCAGCAGAGGTAGTTGTACTGTTAAATCTAATATCTCCTGTAGCTGGTGATCCTGGTCTTTGTGCAGTAGTTCCAACAGGTAGCCTTAATGCACCTGTATAATTATGAATAACAGAATTAGTAAAAGTGCCACCTGATTTAGGCATTAAACCTAAATTTGGTTGTGTAATATTTCCAATCTCTGTAAATGTACCAGTACCAGAACTAACAGCAGTACAGATTTTTAATAAATTAGTTGAAGAATCTATATGAGGTTGATATTGAACAACATTCCCTGCTCCAGAAGGATCTCCACTCGCAGCATTTATTGTTCTTAGAGCATCGAAAATATTATTTATAGCTGCACGTACTGCAGCACCAGTTCCGTTAGCAGCATTAAAATTATTATTTGTTTCTTTAGTTGTACTATTGACCCTCGTCATTAAATGCAATACTTCTACTTAGGCATATTGTATATCAGATCAGTTTGATTTGCCAAAACCTGTTGCAATGTAATTAAAATTTCTGTTTATAGAATTATTACTACTATCTTTAAAATGTACTGTAAATCCACTAGATGAAATATTTGTAACTTCATAATATTCACCTGAAGCGAAGCTCCCTACAGGTTGTACAGCTATCGATGGCAAATTACTATTAACTCCTCCAATACCTGCTGTTCCTGTGAAAAAATTATGTCCAAAACTTATATTTTTAGCTCCAGAACCAGATGCTATAGCTGTTGTACTTTGTTCAGTTCTTCTTTGTAATGATGCTGTATAGCCTAACTGTAAAACTTTTATATCTTGATCTGGATCATTACTTGTCATATTAACTTTAAACTTAAATCCTCTACCCTTATACGTTCCATTAGCAAATGTTTGAAACGCTGTATATGTAGGTGATCCAGAAGATGGGTCATCTTGAGTTACTGCAACTTGCATTTCAGCATTAACTTTAGTTGCTGTTAGTCCATCGAAATCTACTCTCGCATCTATATCCGAAATCGAATCAAATAAATCTGATGGGAAAAATGCTTCCGTTAAAAAATGACGTTTTAAATCTAAACTAAATACTCCACCTAAATCTAAAAAATCAACACCTGGTGATCCTCCAAACTCGTATGTTCCTAATGGAGCTATACCACCAACATCATCTAAAGAAGCTACTGCATCTAGATCAGTTATTGCATCAAACTGACCAACACCAGCTAAGTTTAATGAATTTGTTACAGCATCAAAAGCTACATTAGTTTTTGTGCCTTGAAACTTTGGTATATCTAAATCTTCTCTTCTTGTTAAAGCTATTAAAGGTGCAAGATTATCAGGTAAATCTATAATTACACTTGTTTCTCCAGCACTAAATCTACCGCCATCATCTTGAAATTTAAGAATATACTCGCCCTCTAAATATGGAACATCCGCAAATGTAGAATTTCCTGGAAGTGCTTGTATTAAGTCTGTAGCATTTGAAAATGACCCTGTTCCATCTGTTTTTGTGGAATGTCTAATATAAACACGACCACCTCCATGCGTTACATCTAAATCTGTAGATAAATTCCAGCGTAATCGAACTGTTTTACTGCTAATAGGTTCTATTGTTAAACCAGTTACATCTCCAGGAACAGCACTCTTACCAACAGCATTAAAGGAAAAAGTTGTTGGTTGTGCAGAAGGTTCAAGTGAAGCATTTATACTAAATAATTGAAATTCATATTCACCCTGTAGTGAATCTAAAATTTGAAATTCAGTACTTTTTGATCTAAGAGTTTTAAAATTACCATTATCTAATCTGTAATTAAGTTCATACTCTACAGCCCTTGGAACAGGGTTAAAATCTATATTTAATCTTGTTCTTGCAGTAGTACCATCTATAAAAAACTCTTCTACAACATTTGCTCCTCCAGGAGGAGCAACTAATTCATTTAAAACTGTAATGTTACGAACAGGTAATGGAGAATCATCTTCAATAAACGCATATTTTCCTGAATTATATGCTGTAGCAGTTACAGCATAATTATCTTTATCTTCAGTAATTCCTACAACTCGCCATTGAGTAGTCTGAAGGGTTGTATTCTGTAAAATCCAAACGCTATTAACATTCGGGGCTGTATTAACTAAATTATTACTTGAGTTTTTCATTTGAAAATTTTCACCACTAGCAAGTGTTATTACTGATCCACTTATAGAAGCCACATTCTTAGTGCTTACCGTTCCATCAGGCATTATCACGCTAATTGTTGGGCTATTTGTAGCGTCTAAATCAGTATCAGAAGTGTTATCTACCGTTATCGTATTTGTTGTAGCTGCACTAATTCTCCCCCCTCTTCTTAAACCTGCCCTTACTGGATCACTTACCTCAATAACTTGCCCTGGTCTAACTATTACTCCCTCTGCTAATCCTGTTGCAAAACTAATAGTTTCAGTAGAATTTTGTTCCTCAAAAAGAACAAATCTTCCTAATCTTCTAGCTTGATTTCTTGATGTACAAGCAAATCCAGAAATTTTCTTATGAATAATTCCATATTTATTTTTAGCAGTAGTATTTTCAACAGTCTCAAAATTTAATTCTTGATTTTCCATGTCAAAATATGACACGGAAACAACGGTAGATCTTGTTTTTAAACTTGTTCCAGAATAAATAAATCCTTCAGCAGTTACATTCGACAGGTTGAAAAGATAACTAGGATCTGTAGGTCTGTCTTGAGTAAGAGTAAGAGATCCTGCACTCCAAAATGTCATGCCTCTCATTACAGAACTAAGAGCCATTACCGTTTTTAGGGCATCTTCTCTTTTTTGTAGAACTACATTACAGCTATATCTAGGTTCTTTACCTCCCTGACCATCATCAACTAATTCAGAACAATAAACAGAAGCACTATAAAAAGCATATTTATCAAGTTGTGCTTCAGTAATATGCTCTCCTAATCCATATCTACTATTAGTTAACAAATCAAATAAAATCCAAGCTGGATCTGTACACCAATGAGTTGTTGTAGTAAGCGTTCCATTAAATAAACCGTTATAAATTAATCTTCCATTTGTCTGATCTACTGTTGCATTGTGTGGAATTTTTATCTTTATTCCACGTATCCTATACATTCTTTGAGGAACACTAGAAAATTGTTCCGCATCAAGACGTAAGTACAAATGAGCTATATCTGGATAAGCTTTTCGTTCATCTATTATTGTTGTTAAAGATGTCCATGAAAATGAATCTGTTTTCCTTTCACTTGTACTATCAGCAGTAAGTCGGCCAACCTTTACTTGTATTGGAAAAGATGCGTTACTTTTAATTGGTATAACAAAATCTCTACTGTATGCGTTCCTTGATTTTCCTCTAATTGTAAATTCTGAAACTTGAGTAGGAATTGTACCAAAAAGACCACCAGGTTGTATTGAAGTTTTACCACCTTGATTTTTATCAAAACGAGAAACAGTACCATCGTTTTCAGTAATTTCTATAAATACATCAACATGTGCGCCTAAATTTTTTCCATCTTTTTCATTAATATTGACAAGAGCATCAAAACGAATCGTAACTCTAATAGCATCAATATCAGAATTAGTTACAGTTCTTGTTACTGGTAATGCATTAGTTACTTTTACTCCTACAGCTACTTCATTTTCAATTTCACTAATAGCTTTTATGTGAGTCTGATTAGAAGTTCCAAATCGAGGTTCAAATTTTATTCTTTGAAAATTAAAGTCAGAATTTTGTATATTATTAGGATTTGCACTTGGCTTTATAATCGGTGTTTTATCTAAAAATATATCTTTTAAAGCTGCCTTACTATAAGCATCAGTTCCTTTTGTTAGCCCTGCTGCTGCTGGAAAACCTTCAATTTCTCCCTCACTTATAACCTCAATAAGGTTTATAGCTTGCCTACTTTGTAGAGCAGCTAAATTTATAACTGCTGTACCACCACCACCACCAAACCACTTGAAAGGGTTCAGTTGAATTTCTTTTCTTCCTGTTCCAGGGTGTATTTCAGGTATCTTAAACATAATTATCCTGAGTAATCGTCTGTATCAATACCACCTGATACCACTAACGATCCAGTAAATATTTCTCCGTAAACAACTGGTATAGGAACACCAGCTCTAATCGTATTTTGTACTTGATTAAATGTAAAACTTGATGGATCATCAGATTCTTTATCTAGCTCTTCCGTTGGGGTTAACATTTGTGATGCACCTGATAATGCTAAATAAATACCAATATTGCCAGCAGTAGCTAATAAGCCAGTACCACCAGCAATACCTAAAGCACCAACTCCTCCTGTTGCTACCACAAAACCAACTATTGCAACCCCTAACAAAAATTTTCCCAATCCTTTTTTCGCTCCCATAATTACAGGCACAATTCTTATCTCCTGACTCCCTGAAGGTATATCTAATTCAGTCTCGCTAATGTCATAATCCCCTACTTTTACACAATAATTTTGCTTTATCATATGAGATTCTAAATTAGGAAAGTTTGCTAATAAAAATCTAAAGGCATCTACTGGTGATGATATTTCGGCTTCAAATGTACGCTTTCCTAAGAATCGAGCTAACCTACCATAAACTTTTATTTTACTTAGCATAGCGATACCTCTTCTTAGTACAGTCTATATACTCTTGATTATATAGTTCTCTGCAGCTAAGTCTTTTTACACAATGATGAAAAATAGTTTGATTTCCTAAATACAGAGCTACATGATCTAATTTACCTGTATTTGTTGTGTCCATTAGCAAAACATCACCCTCTTGTAGATCTACTGTATTTTCTATTTCAATAAAACCTAATTTAGGTAATGCATATTCAAATAATGGATTTTTGCTAAATTCTTTAGGACTTTTAGGTCTAGGCCAATGCTCTATTTGTATATTTTTATTTTCTTTATACCATTCTTCAACTAAACTCCAACAATCCTGTATTCCCCAAACCCATTGTCTACCAATTAATCCTTTTTTATAACCAGATGGTTTAAAATAATGCCATTGTTTTGTTTCTGGATTGACAATATAAAAAGGTAAATCTAAATACTCACAACTAGCTAGATCAGCTTCACTTGGATATGGTGGATAATTTGGATGGCTATGAATAACTGCTATAACTTCACCTTCATCTTCAGCTTTTATCCAATCATCAGGATCTAAAATAAAGTAATCACCCTGTTCTTCAGCG